TATTCGGCTGTTCTTCACTCTAAACCGACATTCTTACAAGCCCAATATACTACAAAATGATGAGTTAACGCAAAGGATGCTCATGATGAGTAAGCCCCCATTGGATTTCCAACTGAATAATTAATAAAATTATTTATGTTAGGACATCAAAATGGAGTACCTACCATTATAGCTTCCCAACTCTTTACGAATTGGGACCCTAAGTGATAACTAAGCACTTTTGAAATTAGTTTTATAGGGAATCGATCTGTTGCTGATTTTAAGTCTATAGAGTTAAACTCTTTAGTTTTAAAATCAATTTTTTGTAAGAAACTTGCCTGATCGAAAGTACAATCTTGATTAATTGTTTTAAGTATATTGAATATATAATCATGAAGTGGCTTTAAGCTATTTTGTGATCAATAATCTAATATAGCTATCTCTCTAGTCTTACCTTCAGGTGCTTGTATTCCTACCACTTTACGTGTATAGGGATTCAGTCCAACTGAAGTAGGATGGATAGATAGCATCTTATCTCAATCTTCAATAATTGTTCTTAAAGTTTGTCCCCCAACGACTGAGATATGTTCTTTCATTGTTTCAGATAAACCTTTAAGGTCATCTAATCAAGTGAAGAATGCTCGGCCATTGGGACCAGCTTTAGTGGTAAAAAAGAAGTTTTTGAATCTAGGATAATTACGGAAATACCGTTTCGATCTTTGTTTATCAAATTCTTTCGCTAATCTTAGGTCTTTCCAAAATCCCTTTATTATATCATCATTTACTTCTGCGCTCCCTTGGGGAATGTCAGTTATAGATGTGGTAGATATTTCTATTGGAAGAAGGATTGACTTAGACAGACTTAGTATGGTATTGAACAGCCTACACGCTTTAAAAGCTTCGGGTGTATCATCTAACTTAATAAGTCCGTTAAGACTAGAAAAGTTTTTTGAAAACTTTAGATTTTGTGGTATTCCATTATAGTTACTTAGTTGTGAATAGAAGTGTAATCTTTCTTCTTTAAGAAGATTTATTAGACCTTTATCACCCCTAGTAACATAAATTTTATGTATCACGGCGATCGACTTTTTTACAATTGAAAATGAATCTTTAGAACCGCCATACTCTTGAAGTACAAGCGTTTCTAAGATTACGTTACATCTTGTAATTAAGATCTCACGCTTAACTACGTGTGATTGGCACCTTGTGCCCTTTCCGCTAACGTTAGGCCTGTCTAAAAGGCGCTTTGATACTAAAGGTAACTTACCCTTAGATATTAAATCAC